CCGCGTTCATGTCATCAGTCGAAGGTGCCGGTGTCTCAACCTTCGAGATGCGCGCATCCATGTCGCGGAGGCGCTGCGTGAGTTCAGCGTTCTTTCGATTCTGATCACGAAGTACCTGTTCCTGTGCAGCATTCAACTGCCGCAACCTCTCCACTTCCTGCGCCGGTACACCCGAGCCTGGGACCGGCTGCGGATTGTCCACACTTTTGTCAGTAGGCGGGGCCTGATCGTTCTTCGTCCCCTGGGTTGGTTGGGATCCTGATCCCGACGATGGGATCGGGGTTCCGCCTGCTGGCTTCACTGGTGGTGTCATGTTCCTTCCCCGCGTAAAGTTGTGAAATGACCTGAACGCCTAAACGCATACCATTCAACTTACCACGACGCTCGAAAGCTTCTTCAGCTGTCTTGAAGCCTTCAAACTCCCTGTACGCCTCCACCTCCAAGCGCTGAAACAAGCGCACTAAGCTGGTCCATTCCCTGAACTTGACCAGCTGCTGGAGGTCCGCCACCTCCTCCGGGGAGAGCAAGCGGCTGATTTGCTCCGGTACCTGCATTTTGTATCGCCTGTGCTGAAGATTGGAGTAGCTCGCTTAGGACAATACGATCAACATTGCGAATATCGAATGTTTCGAGTACCTGACGCATTGCTTCGGTAGATGCGACGATACCCTTCTGCGTAATGAACTGAATGAGCTGAGCATTACCTGTGAACTGCGCNANNTGCANTACNCCAGTATANTACTGTTGAAGCAGTGTTGCGACAGAAACCCAGTTCTGTCTGTCAACAACCTTATTTTGCTGTTGCCCAGCTGCAGTCAGCTCGATCAACAGTCCATGTCTGATGTACTCCGCAGGCATGTTGAAGAATTGTTGAACTAGGTTACCACCCTCGGCTTGTGCAAAATACTCAACACGGCGAGGACCAAACTGCTGAATCAGCACAGCTGTATCTGTGATGATTTCCTGGACGTATTCCTTCACATTCTGGTAGGCGTAATCGAACTTTTTATTGCCTTCCTGAATGCGTGCCAAATCGCCGGTAGCGGTTCCGGGCGTACCAGAGGCTGGCATACCGAGCAAAGTATCGTTTACGCCCGTACGCTTTTCAGAGTACATGAGCGTAGCTTGCTCATTGTTGTATGCACTGTTGTAGATTTCACCGAGTTGAACAGTATCTATGTGGCTCATGTCATCCACGAACCACATCTTTCCTGGGAAGATCGGTTCGCCGGGACCATAACCAGACAGCTTGGAAACCTTGATCATGCGCATATTTGCCAGCGTTGCGTTGTCTAACCGCTGACGATGCTGTGTCGTAATTTCCTTCTGAAACTGCTCGTTCTGCTTGCTGATTCCTATTCCCGTCCAACGATGCTCGACCGGGAAATATACACCAACACGGTAAGGACGATGAAGATCGTCATGCCAGTTGTAGCGAATCGAAAGGATTGAACGCGATGGACGATGGTAGTGAACCACAATCTCGTGAGGTGTTCCACTACCATCCACATCGAAACCCAACCAGATTTCTACCCAATCGATAAGATTAGGCCACTGAGCTTCACGATTTTCAAGCTTTTCTTGTGACTGCAAGAACTTGCGCTCAACACCAGTTGCGTTGCGATTTTTCTGAGAAAGCCAACCTTCAAGCTTCTTCATCGTTCCACGACGGAAGAACCCAGAGGTTTCCATCTGGAGAACTTCGTACGGTGTACGAGCGTGTTCCTCACCACACCACGGAGCGGTTTGTGGATCGGTTGCAGAGAACGGCATCAGGAANCTGCCGAAAGCTACAGAATCGATTACAGCACCGTTACGAACAGTAACAGGGAAATCGACTTCTGTACCATCTGGCATTGCACGAACAGCAGTTTTGATTACCTTCTCGTATCCTACTTTACCGATTCCTGTGCCGAACTTCTCGATTTCAAGGATGGATGAATCAAGACGGCGGCGTGCTCGCATCTCGCCAAGCAGTTCCTGATTCAAGAATTTTTCCACAGGGCGCGCGTAATCCGCCCAATTGCTTGAGCGTGGTGTCGCTGAGACCAACTGGTTGAGTGCGAACAAGGTGGTCATAGTACGCGCATGGACAGCTTCCACTGCAACAGCCGTCAACGGGATTACGATTGTCGATGCGCCCGTGAACGGAAACGTTGCTCGTTTCGTAGTCGGTTCTGCCCAGTAATCCCGCTGCCACCGCAGCAAGCGATCCATCCACGGAGTACGCTCCATGTAATGATTCAGCAGCTCCGTTTCCAAGAAGGAAACGAGCCTTAGCTCTGTGTTTGCATCGAGGTTCAACTCACGAGGGTACACGATTTACCTGACTGAGTTGACGATTGAACAAACTCCGTATCCAATGCCCATCATCTTTAGCTTGTAAAAAAGAGATGGACCCTTTGGTTCTGGATACGGTGCGAACGTAAGCCGTGGTACAGTGTTGCTGTCTGCTTCAATTCCAGTCAGAATGCCTGGAGAATAAACTTTGCTGACTGCCAGATTCCCATTCCTAACAGAAAAAGTAGAAACCACGGCAGTATCACCGCGAGCAACAGGACCATGATATTCAAGCAAAGGCCAAAGATTCGGCCGATGCTCTGGCGGAGCGTTAACAGGAACGTATTCCGTATCGATGATCGTGTTGGTGATAACAAGATTAAATGTGTCTGTTGTCGTGGCTCGCTGCTTCCAAATGCGAACCGAGTCTTTGTACCAGTCCGGAAGTGTGTGTACCGTATCATGCTTGGTCACAATGTAAGGAACGCCTGATTCCACGATGACTTTCGGCGGTACAAACTCTCGATAGAGTACGATGGTGATGACGATTGTAAGAACCACAAGCCACAGTGTTTTCATCACGTCACTCTATTATGGAGTAGCCAGACTCAACGTCTCGCTGTGCCANCAACTTTTCTTCGTCCTGCTTGAACTTGTCCCACTTTGCTCTCGACATCGACGGCATCCAAACATCAGGTCCATATGCCAGCGCGTCGAGCATGTGATAGTTCTTTGTCGCTCCGAATGTATCGAACTCCTTGATCAGGTCGTCCTGACCTTGCGAAGCGAAAAAGATATTTCCAGCCGAGAAGTAATTAGTGAGACCTCGAACGCGCATGGGCTTCGACATTGCCCTGCCACCAACCACCGGAGAAACTGGCTCGATGTGAAAGTATGTACCTCTGAACTGTTGTTCTCGCTCGAACCAGTGCTTGAAGACACCTGAAAATAGCACTTCCTCAATAGCAACCAAGCGAGGCTGCCAACGAGCAACAAGCTTGAAAACCAAATCACAAAGCTGAGGTGGCTTCCATTCATCCTTCAGTGCCTCAAGTACAAACGCACGGTTTGCCCGATCCGTCCCCGTCACAACCACACCGGCCAATCCTGACATCGCAGGATCAATCAAAATGCAGATGTCCAANTCTCGAACATTCAATCGTGTCTCTGCCTTCCCAGAGAACACGACGATTTGATTGTATCCTACCCAATGATAGAAGCGCTTCCAAGATTTGTCAAACTCGGTTGCACCAGCTTCAGGATTATTGGCATACTGCGCTGTCCAAACCCTTCGATTCTTGCGAAGGATCGCCAATTTATCGAGTGTGAACTCTTCAGGGAAGATGGGTTCGAGTTCACCGTTTGGCCCTGTAGGTTCTTCCACACCTCTGATGTATCTAAGCAGTTGATCGTCGTAACGTTCGTGAATGTGATCGTACAGATCGTCAAGTGCCCATCTCGTACCGATCANNTCGAANTGGTCATCACTGAATTTAGAGAAGAAGGCCTGAACATTGTCAAACCATTCTTTCGCTGCCTGCATGACCACTTCAGAATCACGAGCTTTNTCNCCGATCANGTCNTCNAACTTGATATAATTGTAGTGTCTGCCCTGACTACGCCCACCAACACCCATTGTATCGATCGTGGGTTCGGGCCAAACATGAGAACGGGGCAGTTCAAGTTCATGACGGTTGATCCTATGCTTCCTCGGAGACGGAACACACTCCGGAAACAGCCCCATCAACAGCGAATTGGACAGAAAATGACCAGAAATGGCAAAAAGGAAGTTACTGGCCTGTCCATCCGTTTCGTGACAAATCAAAAGGCGACAATCAGAGCCTAGACTACGAGGCCACGGCTGACTTGACTGAACATCCGGTAGTACAATCTGTATCGAATCGCCGATCGTCGCAACTGTTGACTTGAAATGACCACGAGGCAGAAGGATTTCGCGAAACTGCCACGACGAATTGCGTTCCATCCAGCCACAGAGATGACCATGTAGTCTGGGCGAAAGCCTGTCGTGCCCAAGGATGCCGGTGTTAAGAAAAAACAGGTCAGTCTTACACCGAGCTCGGAGATAGTGATACGTATCCGAGTCCATTTCCTTGAATTTCGGCTCTGCCTTCTTCCTTGCCTCCGTGATATTGGTCTCGGAAAGGAGTGTTTTCCATTCCTCATCACTAATTTCGCCCTCAAGCTCATAGTTACGGAGCAATGAGGGCATCGTCTGACTCACTCTCTATGACAACTTCGAAGCCTTCTGCGGGCTTAAGCCCAGAATTCAGCTGTCTCGCTTCGTCGGAAAGCTTGATTGCACGATCCAACTTGTCCATTTGAGCGTCTGTGACGATCAATGTGCGGTTATCGTTCACGATCGCGGGCGCATCCTTGATCTTGTTGGTCGCCTTCAGGACTGTGATCGCCCGATCGAACACACCAAGAGGGTTTTTCATCGCCAACTCATCGTTGTTGATGGTCTCCTCGATACGAGACATCGCCCGATTGGTGATTTTTTCGAGCCGCTGCTCAACAGTCTCGTCCCTCTTCTGCTCCATCCGCTTCAAGATGAGCTGCTTGATGATCTTGGCTTGTGGAGTATTGAGGATGTTGGAGATGTGTTGAGGCGTAAAGCCTTTCATCTCAGCGATAGAAGTGTTCTTGTAGCCCAGAGAATCAAGCAGTACGACTTCCTCATAGACAGGATGCCACTGCTTGGGATTCCATCTTGGACGATTGATGCGCGCAGAGCGCCTCGCCCTATTCTCCTCGAGTTCTGGGACAAGTTCAGCTTCTACCATTGTNCTCATCGAGACTTCCTCTTGCCGAGTTTCCTAAGACTTTTCTGATACTCACGCAACCGCTTGTTCAGTGGTCCCTGTTTCGGAGGNGCTGAACGATTCGGCGTNTGCGGCGTGTTCTTACGGATTGCCATGTTACGTCAACTTCTGATTGAGAACATCTCCNTGAAAGACGCCCAGAAAATTCAACAGCCAGATGATNAAGAAAAAGAGCAGTGCGCCCTTGGCAATTTTCTTGAACGTGGGATCGATGGGGATCTGATCGATCATCCACCAAAAGAAGCCAACGACGATGATGGCGATGA